GCGGCAGGCCAGTAGCTAGAGGGTTGGTACTCGTAATTCATCACGTGCCATCCAGCGTCATGCTGGTTCTGTTGCCGTTGCCGTCCAACGTCGCAGTAATCCGCGTCGTTGCACCGTCTAGACCCAGGATCTCCACGGTGGCCGTACCGCTGCCCGACGTTTCGCCAGCCAACGCAGCAGCAATGATGCGCAGGATGTCGTCTCGAGTGTACGTTCCTTCCACGATTTCACCACCTATCGTTGTTAAGATGTCATCCAAATGCTTATCCACGCTCCCCGCAGCCGGCGCGCCCGCGCTGGGTGCGAGCTTCATGGCGTCGCGTACATTCTGCTGGGCCGTCGATCCCAACGATCCAACACTGCCCTCCACGGCCCCCTGCACGTTGCCCTGCACAACACCTAGCACGTTGTTGACGTTGATAAACCCGTTCTCTGCTCCATCTACAAATGCTCCACGCCACGCCAGCACGCTTACGGGCACGTTGCCATTCGCGTCCGCAGCCGCCACGGCCACACCCTGTTGCATTGTCACATTAACGGAAGGAAGGTCTGTGTCCGCCGGTGCAGTTTGCGTCCCATCCAGTTGCAGGCGGTAGCGTATCTGCTCGCGCTCGTCAGATGTCCAGTCAGCCGTGCCGCTGCCGCCCGCCGGAGCTTCCTCAAGCGCGTTAGCAGTCAGCCGCCGCACGCCGCCATCATCCTCAGTCATTTCCCACACGTGGTCTAGTTTGCTGCCATCTGCTTCCAGCGCGGCTTTGATGTCCGCCGCGCTTGGTACACTCGGCAGATCACTCACCACGGTATAGTCTGCGGACGGCAGTGTTCGCGCTTCAAACTCGGCCACAGTCGGCACATCGGCAATGGCTGTAAGTACCGCGTCGTCCGCACTGGCGAGTGCGGTAGCAAGCTCCGAATTGGTTGGTAGGTCGCTCACGTCAGCCGTTGTCCATGCCGCATCGCCGCGGTCTCGGATTGCCTCTAACGTGTCCGTTCCGCTGTTCCACGTTGCGCCCTTGATAGCGGTGAATGCCGCGTCCATCTCTGTCTTCGTCGGCGCGTCGTAGTCTGCCAACGCCGTGTCAGCCTGTGCATTGATCGCGGCCAGCGCCGTCGCATTCCACGACGCGCTGCCGTCCGACTTCGGCACCTTCGCCAGTTCAGCCGCCGTCGCAAGCGCAGTTAGCCCCGCGCCAGCCGTGCCGATGTCATCGGTCTGCGCCTCGATGTCTACCATGTTCTTCGCCAACGACGCTCCGCTGCCAAGATTAGACGGCGTTCCGACATTTGTAACGAGCGTTGTTGTGTTGTTGTAGATCAGCGTCCCATAACCCTGCACCGACGCTTCCAGTGCCAGTGCGCCTGTGGCCGCCGTGATAGCTGCTTCCACCGCTGACTGGTCAGCCGGGTCGGAAGGCAGATTATCCGTCTTGGCCTTGACCGCCGCCGTGTCAGCTTTGACCGCGGCCACATCCGCGCTCACGCTGGCCCCTGCCGGCGCACCCAGGCGGACGTAGGCGTCCCCGGTCTGGTTGACAGAGGCGGCAGTCAGCACCGGGGTAGCAACGTCCAGCAGCATAGACAGCGCCGCGGCCAGGCGGCCGGCTACGCTCTCGGTCAACTCGGTGTCCTTCACTGCTGTCACATTAACAGCAGGGACATCGCTCAGCCTCACCGTATCTGCCACATTCTCCGCCACCACGCTGGCCGTGGCAATCGTGGCAATCGTCGCCGTGATGTACATTGAGACGCACTGCCCTGCGGTCAACGCCGGGAGGGTGACGGCAAACTTATAGGGATTGCTGCCGGATATGGTCACACTTGCGGCATTTACTGTACCGTCCACATAGAGCGCGCCCGCTGGCCCCACACTGGGGGTACTAAGCGCCCCTGTAGCATCTTTGCAAACAAACAAGCCGTACCACGCCTGCCCGCTTTTGACTGTCATAAATTGCCTCTTACCGGAGATATGCTAACCGCGCCGCCGCCTGAACCGCCCAGGTCAATGTCGGCCCACCAGTATAGCTGCTCGGTGCCTGTGCCGCCCGCGTTGCCGCCAACAGCCTGCACGCGTACCCGCAATTCGCGGTCATAGGTAGGCGTGTACGTCGCCGTGAGCGTTTGCCAGTCGGTGTTGGACGCCATCTGCGCCGACACATTCAGCGCCTCGGCTGGCGCTTGCCACAGTTTCGTTGGATCATAGATACCCACTGTTGGCCGTGCTGTCCAGGCAGCCGTGCCTGTCAGCTTGCCGTAAAACGTCACGGTCACAGCCTGACCCAACTTGGCCCAAATCGCATACTCAACCCAAGTCACGCGGTCGCTGTCCTCTGCCGTCATTTCGTGGACGAGCGTTAATGTCGCGGGTGGCGTGCCGTGCGTGCCGACTACATAGGTTGCTGATTTGCAAAAGCCGCCCAACGTCCAAAAGCCAACGCTGCCGTCAACTCCGCCCAGCCCCAGGATCGCCACGGCTGCGTTTCTGTCTTCGGTGCTGGCGTTCTGGCTGTGCTTGTAATAGCTCACCTGCGTCGTCCCAGCCAGCGTCACGCCCCACCCCTGCCAGTATCCGCCGTTAGGGTACAAGTCAATCATGTTGTGCGCGAACGATGCTCCGATTAGCCATCCCGTGCCATTATAGACGCCGTTGCTACACCCGCTGACCGTGCCCGACACCGTGTGGCTCGTGCCATAATAGACGCCGTTGCTACACCCGCTGACCGTGCCCGACACCGTGTGGCTCGTGCCATAGATGACGCCGCTGCCACACCCGCTGACTGTGCCTGACACCGTGTGGCCCGTGCCACCGTTGACGCCGTTGCTACACCCACTAACCGTGCCAGACACCGTGTGCCCCGTGCCACCGTTGACGCCGTAGGTACACCCGCTGACTGTGCCTGACACCGTGTGCCCCGTGCCACCGTTGACGCCGTTGCTACACCCGCTGACCGTGCCCGACACCGTGTGGCTCGTGCCATAATAGACGCCGTTGCTACACCCGCTGACTGTGCCTGACACCGTGTGGCCCGTGCCATAGATGACGCCGCTGCCGTAAAACGTTGTGCCAGTGCCAGCGGTCGAGCGTATTTCGCACTGGAACACGCCACCATGCGTACCGGCGCCGTAGGCAACGATATTGATCGCTGCGGTGGTGTTGGACGTAATGCGCACGTTGCGCGACATTAAAAACACGCGTGCGCCGGGATACTGCGCGCTGTCCACGTTGGCGCTCAACACCAAACTGCCAGCGTTGATGGTCGTCAGTTGTACCCGCTGCTGGTCGTAGTTTTCTGGCGCTGCTGCGTCTACCAGTACCACGTAATCATGGCCGTCTGCCGTAACCCACGCCGCATCCGCGCTCACATCGTCCAGCACGTTGACGGTCGCCGTGGCTGTGTCGCTGTGGCCGTCATATAACTCAATCGTGCCGCTGCCGGTGCTGGTAACGTCCACGGTTGGATCGCCGGCAAACAACGACAACTTCAGATCAGCGCCCGATGCCGACCGCACATAATAGACGGTATCCGCAGCCAGCCCGCCCGGCATCGCGCCACTGGATCGCACCATCACCGGCGTGTTGTTCGCCCAGCCATGCGGAGCGGTCATTGTGATGACATCCGTGCCAGCGTTGACGCCCGATACAGTTTTTAGCGCCTTGTACACCTGCACACTGCTGGTCGTCGGCTGCGTGCAGTACAGCGCAATATCCAGGTACAGCGCGTTGATGTAGGCCGTGCCTTGCAGGTCGATGATCGCCTTGCGCCCAAACGCCAGTGGGCCGGTGTTGCTCCACACGCCATCTGAGTTTGCCAGGATGCGTCCGAACGCCGCTGCGTTAGTCCCCGCTATCGTCGTGCCGGTTTTGATCTTGAGATGATAAGTGCCGTCCGCGTCATATTTGAAGCGCAACATCCCCGGCGTAGTAGCGTGGCTGGTAATAGTCAACCCGGCAATGCCGTTGGCAAAGCCTGACGTATCCGCGTCCATCGTGACGGTATGACCCGCCGCAATGACCACAGTGTCGTTATCGACCGGCACACCCGCATCCCACGTGCCAGCCGCCGACCACAGACCGCTGCCAACGCTCGTAATCGTCGCCATTAGATGCGCTCCAGCACCGCCGACCACTCAGGCGCAGCCGCACCCGCGTCGCGCTGCTGATACAGCCAGCCCGCCGCAATCGCCGCGCCAGCCTGTACCCGTTGCACCAACTGCTCGTAATCCTGCCAGTTGCGCGCTACAGCCACATCGGCCCCAGTCACGCTCTCCAGCCCTAGCACCTGCGCACGCGATACCCCCGGCACCGTCGCCAGCGCGTCAATCGCAGCGGCCTGCTGTGGCGTCATCACGCCCGCCTGTTGCAGCGCGCCGAACATCTGCACCGCGCTGGCGTTGTCCATGTCCACGTCCGCAAACCGAGCGTTAGCCAGATCAAGCACCGTCTGCGCCACAGCCCGCAACTCAGCAGGTGCCTGAGCATTGCCAACCACCACGCGCAGCGCCGTATAGACGCCGCTCTCCATCGCCAGCGCCTGTAACTCGGCAATCGGCACCCGCCGCCGCCTCGCTGCGCCAGGAGCGTTCAGCGCCGCAACGATCTCCGCGTCCGTCATACCAGCGTAGGCGGGTTGCGCTATCTCGAAACTCAGGATTGTGTAATTCATGTTTCAAGTTCCTTCTGCTAACGTCTCTTAACTGTCCACCGGACAGTCCTAAGCATAACACCCATTATCCCCAACCTTCGCAGCGGGCCGCTGGCCAGCCACGCCAGCCAACAGCCCGCCGCTCCACACTCACGCCGCAGCCTCCACAGCCGCCAGCGTCGTCCCAGCCAGGCCAATCGCCTGCCACGTCGTCGCACTCGTGCAGATCGCGATCACCATCGTGTTCGCCGCAATCGCGCTCTCCGCGTTCGCACCCGTGCCGCCGTTGATCGCCACCGTCCCCGGCGCGCTCGACCGCAGCTCGTAGCCCGTCGCCCCGTTGCGCAGGATCACAATCGTTCCCGGCGTTGGCGTCGGCAAAATCACGATCTTGTCCGCGTTGTCGCTGGTCACGGTCACGAACTGCAACAGGCCGGCGTCAGCAATCGCTGCGCCAGTCGTTGCCACAGCAGTCACCGCCACGTCCGCCGGGTAGGTGAAGTTGTCCGTGTCCAGCGTCGCCGCCGTCAGCGTCGTCGCCGTCAGCGTCGCCGCCGTCAACGTGCCCCCCACCACCCAGGACGCGCCGCCCTGCTCCTTGTAGTTATCCGGTTGGTAGCTCATCTAACACCTCGTCTCACAGCACAGTGGCCTGCCCAGTCACCCAATCAACCAGTCACCCAATCAACCAATCACCCAGTCAACCAGGCAACCAGGCAGGCCACACTCAGCCCGCTCAGCCAGCCCACTCGTACACATGCGCGCTCGGCAGCGCAGCCGCCTGCGTCACCGGCATCTCCCGCGCGCCAGCCAGCAGGAAGATCACGTCGATGTACGAGCCGTTGGTCAGCGTCCCGCCCGTCGCCACCGCCAGGAAATGGTGATCCGCCGGCAGCGTGTCCACCTGGATCGTCCACACCACGAACTGGCCGTCATCGTTCGTCACGTCGCACGTGTGCACCAACGTCGCGTCGATCCGGTCCAGCGTCCCGTTGGCCGCATCAGAGCACTTCGGCTCCAGCGTCGGCGTGTCGCTCGCGTGCAGCGTCCCCAGGTGGGCCAGGATGTGGACATACTCGAAGCCCGACACATCCACAAACGAGCCGCTCGCCGGGTAAGCCGCCACCCCAGACATCGCCGTCTCCGGCTTGGCCGATCCCAGCGCTACCTTCACATTCTTCGCCAAGATGTTGTTCATCTCACTACTCTCCTCGGTCTCTCAAGCATCGTCAGACCGGGCCCGATCCCGTCCATCCCGTCTAATCCATCCGATCCGTCCGAGACCAGGCCCAGCCAAGCTATGCACTCACATACTGCGCCCGGAAAGCCGCCGGCAGCACAACCTGGCCGCCGACCCGCTTCCGCGCCACAAAGCCGACCATATTCTGCTCGGCGTACATCTCCGCCAGCCGCTGCAGCGTCATGCCCACCCGGTCGACGATCCAGTAGAACCGGGGATCGCCGTACCACACCGGATACGCGCTCGCCGCCACGTCCGCCATGAAGGCGCTGTAGGCCACCGGCTTGCCCAGCAACATATCCGGCTGGCCGGCCGCCAGGCCGCGCTGCCACAGATAGTCGCCGTTGCCGTCCTTCATCTTGCGGATCGCCCGCCCCGCCGACGTCGCGTTCATGCAGAACACCGCGTTCGGCCAGTACTGCGGAGGCAGCGCGTACTGGAGATCCAGCAGGCCGTCCGCCGTCAGCAGGTTGGCGTCGCCCGTGTTCACCGCCGTGATCACAGCCGCGGCCGCCGCCTGGGTGATCCCCTGCGGCTTGCCGTTGCCGTCGCCCGTCAAGAACTCATCGTCCTCGCCCAGGGCAAACGCCTCGGTGTACAGCTCGCGCAGCAGGCCTGCCACGTCGATAGCCGCATCCTCCATCAGGTCCAGGCTGAGCTGCGTGCTGGCCATGGCCGTGTGCACCGGGATCGCCACCTGTCCGAACGTCGGGTCCGTCTCGTGACTCGTCGAGGCCGGCGTCTCCGGCCCCCAGGTCAGGCGCACGGCCGAGCTGTAGCTGTTGCCGTTCCCCGTCACCTTCGGCGCCTTCACCACGTCGCGGCTGGTCTGCACCACGCGCGCCCGCGGCCGCATCACCACCGCATCCGGCAGCCCCCGGATGATCTCCGCCCGGAAGTCCTCCGGCACCAGGAAACCGCCCGCCGTGTCGCTGCCCTCCACCAGGTCCTTCAACTGCGCCGGGCCGAAGCCGCCGCGCAGCGCCGTGGCGATCTGCTTGCCCGTCAGGATGATCCGGCCGCCGAACGCGATCTTGCGCTCCGTGCTGTCCAGCGCGCTCGATCCGCCCCGGACCCACTTGCCGAACGCCTGCCAATGCTTCCAGCGCAGCTCCTCATAGCCGCTCACCCCGTAGATCTTCGCCGGGTAGAGCTGCTCCGCCACCGCCTTCACCTGCGCCGCGTTATCCGCGCGGCCCAGCGTGTTCTCCGGCGCAGCCAGCCGCGCCGCAGCCTTGCGCAGCGGCTCCGGCAGCGTCTCCTCGTACTCCTCGAAGCCCTCGAAGCTCGCCGTTCCGCCCGCAGCGGCCACCGTCTTCAGCTCCGCGTCCCGCGCCACCACCGCCTTCAGGCGATCCGCCCGCGTCTTGGCCGCGTCGCTCTCCTCCATCAGCCGGTCGAACTGCTCAGCCACGTCCCCCGGCATCTCCTTGTCCTTGTACTCCTCGAGCAGCCCCCGCGCCTGTTCCACCAGCCGCCGGCTCTCGTCGTACATCGCCTTGTAGTCCATCGTTGTCACCTCGTCAGTGTCATGCTGAGGTCCGCCGAAGCATCCCTCTTCGCGCCGCGCCTCCCAGCGCCGCGCCTCCCGTTGTCACATCGTCCGGCCCGTCCAACCTCGTCCGCTCCGTCCGATCCCGTCCAATCCGTCCAACCTCCCAGCACAAGGCCCCATAACGCTCCTTATGCCCAACCCTCCGAGCGCCACGGCCCGCCGCCCCTGGTGCCCTCGACCAACACCGCCAGGTAGTGGGAGAGAGCGGCCAGGCGCCGCGCGTGCGGCGACTCGCAGTTATCCGACAGCGCCCAGCGCCCGGGTCATCAACTCCACCCGGCGCCGCCGCATTGCCAGCTCCATCTCAGCCGTCATCGCCGGAGGCGGCGCCGGCATCTCCGCCGGCTCCTCCCAGCGTCCCCGCCGGCGCACATCCTGGAGCACATCGCTCGCCGTCATGCCCGCGTTGAACGCCTCCAGCGCATCGCCGATCAGACCCGACAACGCAATCCGCTCCTCGCGCGTCAGCAGGCCATTGCCGTACAGATCGTCGGCGATCTCCGTGAAGTTCAGGTGGATCCGGCTCTCCAGCCACTCCGCCACCGCCTTCCGCTCCAGCGCCTTCAGGTTTGTTGTTGCCGCGTTCATGCCCCATAGCACGTCCGAGCACTCCCACAGCCTGATCTCCTTCAGCCGCCGCCGCACCGGCCGGCCCGCCACCTGCAGGCCCTGCGGAAACTCCGCCTGGATCGCATCATAGCCGATGCTCATCTCGCCGATGGCCCCGGCCCGCAGACCCGCCAGCACCTCGTTGCCGCGCGGCGTGTCCAGGTACTCCCGCCTCACAAGCAGACCCCCGCTCGCCTCCGGGAACTGGCTCAGCAGCTCCGCCGGCAGCTCGTCCCGCTCCGCCTCCCGGATCTCCACAATCCGCGCGATGGGCGGCTGGCCAGCGTCATGCTGCCACAGCCAGCGCAGCCGGCCGCCCCGCTCCGCCAGGGTCTTCCGGTACGCCCCCGGCTCGATCACGTCGCCCCCGTCGTCCACGTTCCCGAAGATCGACGAGAACCCCGTCACCACCCGGTCTACAATCTCTTTCCACTCGTGCCCAGCCTTCCGCTCCATAATACCCTCCAGCGCCATCCGGCTCCGTCCGATCCGTCTCACTCGTCCGAATCGTCCGAACCGTCCGAGTTCCTGCTCTGGCCGGTCTCCGACCGAGCCAGTCCGCCTAGCTATACTTCTCCAACGTCACACTCACCGTTGCGTCCGAGCCGCCCTGGCGGATCAACTGCACCGCCTGCACGTTCTTGTTGCCGCTGATCACCACCGTCGCCGCCGCGGCGATGTGCATCCCCAGCGTCGCCGTCGGCGTCGTCCCGTCCCACGTCACCACCGCCGGCTGGCCGTGCGCCGTAATCACCGCCCGGTCCGCCGCCGCCAGATCACCCGCCGTCCACGACCACCCCGCCGCGCTGATCGCCACCGCCGTGCTGCTGATCGTCGCACTCTTCGTCCGGTAAGCCACCGGCGCCTGTAAACTCGGCATCATCACACCTCACTCACCAACGTTCGCGCGCAAAACATCGCGCTCCGTCCAACCCGTCCTACTCGTCCGATCCCGTCCGACGATCACGGCATCGCCGCCTGGATCCGCGCCTCGAACAGCGCCTGGATCGACGGCTCCATCAGCCGCGCCACTTGCTCATCCGTCCGCCAGCGGCCCCGATGGATCGCCGCCTGCCCGTCCACCGACTGCACAAACGGTCCATAGGCCGTGACGTTGCCCACCTTGCCAACCAGGTCATCGCCCTGCCGGCTGACCTCCGTCGTCCAGCGCCGTCCCAGCGTCCCCGTCCGTCGATATGGCACACTGATCCGGCCCTCGCGCAGCGCCGCAAAAAACCAGCGCCGCTGCTTCTCACTCTTCCACACCATCCGATAGCCACTGGGTGGCGGAGGGTAGACGGCGATCTGCGTCCGCACCCGCTCCACCGCCGTCTCCATCGTGTCACGCAGCACCTGCAGCGACTCCAGCCGGCCCACAGCCGCAATCAACTCGTCCAAACCCTCGATCCGCACGTACGCGTCGCTCATGCCGCCGTCACCCAACACCGGCAGCGCGGATGCGCCGGCGGCGCCTCATACGTCCGGCCCTCGAACCGCCCGGCCCGGCCACCGCCGCCCGGGTGGAGGAACGGGCTGCCCAGCTCCGTCACAATCCCGCCAGCCAACTGTTGGCCAATACTGCCGGGGATCGCCCCGTCCTCGCCGATCTCCAGCCCACCCAGCGGCCCGCAGATCGGACACACCCGTTCGTCGTTCGCCGTGTTCCAGCGCATCGAGCGCACCACACCCGTCTGCTGCCACGCTCTGATCTGGCCCTGGGCATACGCCCTGGTGATCTCCGTCGAAGCGATCAACTCAGCCCGCTCCCGACTCCAGATCCCCAGCGTCACCAGCTCGTCAATCAGGTCCGCCAACGGCAGCCCATTCTGCGCCCAGCGCTGGATCGCGCCCCGCAGCGTGTCCCGCGTCGTCTGATCCAAATCCCGGA